TGGTTAGGAACTCCAGTAACCCACTCTTGTCATCTCTCTTCTTTAGGTCAACCTGCCTGTAGTCACCGCACAGGAAGAACTTAGACGTGTGACCGATACGGGTGATGATGGTATCCAGCTCGTGCATTGTACAGTTTTGACTCTCATCCAGAATAACAATAGTATTGTTAAACGTCGTACCCCGAATAAACGAGGTAGAGAGGAACTCCACATACCCTTGCTCGACTAACCGATCCCAAGCGTCTTTGCGTTTAAACAACTCAGCCGCTATCTGCTTGTACGGCTCAGTAAACTGGTTCATCTTCTCCTCGGCATCACCCGGCAAGTGCCCCATCTCCCGACTCTGCACACTACTACGGATAATAACAAGCTTGGCGTAGGGGTTACTCTTATCCATAACCTCCTCAAGCGCCTTGTAGAAAGCGATGTATGTCTTACCCGTACCAGCTACACCAGACAGCGCACAGAAATAGTGCCCCTGCTGGTATGCGTCAAAGAACTCCTTCTGCTTTTCTGTCTTAGGGCTGATGGTTAGCATATCATCTAACTTCATCTTCAACCCATGTTGTGGTTTAGAATCTACGTCCGTTGCTCGTTTCTTTGTTACCATTAAGCTGCCTTACCCCATACGTCATCCCATGTGCCCTCAGTAGCACCCTTGGAATAATCTGTTACACGTTGTTCAAAGAAGTTAGTGTGGCTTACGCCTAACATACCATCCACCCAAGGCAGAGGATTCTTCTTTACCTTAAAGACACCTTTCATACCCATACTAATCAGGCGACGGTCAGCGATGTAGCGGATATACTCCTTCACCTCTTCTGCTGTCAGCCCCTCTACGTCATACATACCGAAGGCTAGGTCAATAAACTTATCCTCTAGCGCCACCATCTCTTTGGCGATTTCTTTCACACGCGCGCTTGAGCTATCTTTAGGGTTCTGTTTAACCCAGTCACGGTACACCTTAATCATACCTTCAGCGTGTTGCGTCTCATCCACAATAGACCAAGCAATAATCTGGCCTAACCCTTTGAGCTTACCATGTCGGGCAAAGTTAAGGAGCATAACAAAGGAGGAGAACAGCTGCATACCCTCACCAAAGGCGCTAATCGTGGCAATCTTCTCTGCCATCGGTGCATCGCCTAGGTTCTGGTAGTACTCATGCTTCTCCACCATCTCACCATACTGTAGGAACTCGTTGTAGGTACTCTCAGGCAACCCCAGTGTTTCAATCAGGTGAGCGTAGGCGGCGACATGCAAAGCTTCTCGTCCGGCAAACCCACTCATCATCATCCGCACCTCTGGTTGCTTGAACACGGGTAGGTAGTGTGTGTAGTACCCATCTCCAATGTCCAAGTCACCCTGCACAAAGAAGCGTAGGATTTTGGTTAAGAACTCCTTCTCCTCCTTCTTCAGCTTCTTCTGGTAATCCTTCAAGTCCTCCCCCATCGGAACCTCTGAGTGTAACCAATGGCTCTGCTCATGTTGTAACCAAGCGTCATATGCCCAAGGGTATTTGAACGGCTTGAATGTGTTTCTCTCTTCTGTCAATTGTGGCTTCATTACCATTGTCTCCATGTGTTAGCAATAATGTGTAGGCAGGTGACTATCTCTAGCCACCTAATCCAAGTTAACCTTCGCAAGCTAGGCATGTCTCTCCATTTGCAATAGCTGTCATATCAATCGTCTCCTCGATGCGCTGGCGTTTAACCTGAGCACCAACCTTATCTGCCTTACGCACCTTGTCAGAGCGTAGGTAGTACAAACTCTTCAACCCCTGCTTCCAAGCCATGAAGTGTACAGCATGTAGATAGGCAATGGTTGTATTGGGCTGGAAGAATAGGTTAACACTCTGGCCTTGGTCAATAAACTCCTGTCGATCTGCTGCCAGCTCTACCAACCATCGCTGGTCAATCTCCATCGCTGTCTTAAATACTTCCTTCACATCCTCTGGTATGTCCAGATGCTGAACACTACCATCATGTGCGATGATAGAAGCCCAAGTGTCATCGTCGTTTAACCCCAACTCAGCAAGCCGCTTAACAAGGAAACGGTTACGGTAGACATGTGCACCACTTAGGGTATCCTGCCTAAAAACATTTGCTCGATACGGCTCAATGGATGGCGAAGTGTTACCCATAATAAGACTGGAAGAAGCATTGGGAGCGATAGCCATATGATGACTAAACCTACGCTCAATGCCAAACTCAGCTGCATCCGGGCAAGCGCCTCTTTTAACCACAAGATTGTTGTCTGCACGTTCGCACTCCTTCTTTATGTACTTAAATATATCACGGTTAGTTAACTTAGACATCACCCCATCGATAGCCATCCCGTTCTTCTGCAAGTAGGCGTGGAACCCTAGAGTACCAAGTCCAACAGACCTCTCACGGGAAGCAGAGTAAACTGCGCGACGAATATGGTGAGGAGCGTTATCGAGAAAATAGTTAAGCACGTTATCAAGCATCTCCATAACATCCGGGATAAAAAGATCAACACCTCGCCAATCATCGTAGTACTCCAAGTTAAGGCTAGACAGACAACACACTGCTGTTCTGTCGGCACTGGTAGGCAGGAAGATTTCAGTACATAGGTTAGACCCATTGATCTTTAAATCCTGTGCTTGTAACCACTCAGGCATATCCCTGTTAGCCGTATCAATGAAGATGAAGTATGGCTCACCTGTTGTCATACGCAACTCTAACATCTTCTGCCACAAGTACTTTGCACTAACTACCTCAGCCACCTCACCGTTCGCAGGGTTAATCAACTCCCAGTCATCGTTAGCCTCTGGGTCTTTCATGCAACGCTCAATGATCTGCATAAACTTATCACTGATGTTAACACCATGATTGAGGTTTAGTGTCCTCATGTTCTGGTCACCAGTGGGCTTACGCATCTCCAAGAACTGAATGATGTCAGGGTGAGATACATCCAAGAAGGCAGCATAAGAACCCCGACGTGTACGACCCTGACGGTAGGCCAGAGAGGACGCATCATACATCTTCAAGTGCGGCATCACCCCAGTAGATTTGTCATCACTGTTCCGGATACCAAGGTGAACACCAACCCCTCCTCCAAGCATTGATAGCCAGTTAGTCTCAGACAGATTAGCGACCAAACCTTCTGCGCTATCATCCATATAATTGAGAAAGCAAGAGATAGGTAACCCACGCTTACTACGCCCAAAAGAAAGAATGGGAGTGCTATAAGACAACCAATGCTTAGAGCTGTACTCGTATAATCTCTGAGCGTGTTCAGGGTTGCTTGAGAAAGCTTCTGATACAAATGCAAACCTTTCTTGTGGGCTAACTTCATCATCTTTCATGTAACTTTCTTTGAGACGCTGTAACCCCAAGGAGTCAAACAGGGCATCCCGTGTTAAATCAATCTTAATTGTCATCCAATATTTCCTCTAGGTAATCGGCACGTTCTTCAATGGCATCCATAAACTTGGCAACGAGATCAGCACTACGAATGTCCAGTAGTTCCAATATCGTCACCTCGTCTAGGCGCTCTAGTTTATCACAAATGTCAGGCAGGGTGAGCATATTTCTTTTGTAGGTAGTTCATCGACAAGAACATCTCATCGAACGCACCTTCCTCCACTTCGTTTAACACCACTAACCCACGCCAGTGTTTGTTGCTTAGTTGATCCATGTAGTCTTCATCATGTAGATAGAAGCTACCCGCAATGATACCACAGATTGCTTTCCCATCTGCCCTCTTCCCATACGCTACCTGCTTGCCCTGCTGATGACCCGCCACACACGACATATGAAGCTTGTTAACGATGACAGTCGCACTGGACGCAGGTCTTCCCATAACACCAACAGGCCAGTAATGACAAAAGCCCACACCGTTAATGAATAGAGGTCTGAGGAACTCATGTACTTCCCAATCTTTCTCGTACTCCAGATCAGCTACACTAATAGCCCCTTCAAGTATAGGGTTATTAGCTACTGCTCTGTTGATACGGTTCTCGTGGTTACCTAATGTCATCACCATGCGGGGCTTGTAAACCTTAGTCTTGTTAGCTTTCTGACTGGCTTGCAAATCCCGCAACGGTTTCAACAGCTTCTTCATCCCAATCTTAGCGAAGGCAATGTCATCCTTATAACGCTTGCCCTCGAAGTATTTACTGCCCACCTTATCGTGCGTAGACAGGGAGGGCATGTCGGCAAAGTCTCCTATGTTAACCACCACGTCAGGGCGATACTCACAGATGGCCTTACCTGCCCACTCAAGATGTTCTGTCGGTATCCCCGGCTTCACTTGACAGTCCGGTATCACTAAGATTTTAGTCAAACCTCTCCTCCCAATACTCATCTAACATACTATCAACCTTCTCATACACGCCCACATAACCACAGGTATCCAAGAATGTCGCAAACTGTCGCATAATATCATCCCACCGTGCATCCTCGCTACACACGTAGAATAACTCTGAGTTAGTCTCTACACTCGGTCGTGAGCATTTCTTCTTAAAGTGGTAGTACTGTTTATCTTCCATTGTTCTCTCCATAAATGCTAGGAAAGAGGTCAGTCAATATATCCTTACACTGATCTGCTACTTCCCTATGTTCCTTCTGTGTTGCCTCGTCACAGCGGATGTCCACATAGTGCATCCAACTCCGCAACGTCCCGTTCATATACATCCGACTGTTGGTTAACCCCTCTGGCAAAACCTTCCGGGCAACCTCCTTCGCTATCCCGTTGTTCAGAGCAGCTCCGTACACCCCTCTAGCTTGCGCTATCAGACTCCGTTGCATCTCATCCCACCAGCGCTGTAACTCTCTGTCCTCAGTAGGGAGGCTGTTCTGTCGGTTCTTCTCATCCTGTAACCGAGCCTCACTGCACTCCATATCCAAAGCCTCGGCATACCGCTGGCTAAACTCTTGGAAGCTAAACGACCGATGCCGCAGAATCTGTCGTGCTATGTCCCGTGTTACCTCAATCTCCATACAAACATTAACCATCTCGAAGGGTGACCAATGCTTGTTATTCATCAGGTAACGTAGCAGCTTAGGTGCTGTCGCTACGTTACTCTGATTCTCTGGGTTTGAGACACGAGCCATATAGGCAACCATCTCTTCAGCATGAGGTGTTACCCACATTAGCTTTACGTTCATTTGTTCTTCACCCTTTCCTTACGCTCTTCTGCTGTCTTCTGCTTGTGGCATGGTTTACACAACACCTGCAAATTCTCAGCCTCACAGTAGAGCCTGTTCATGTATGTCCACCAGTCCTGAAAGCCTTCTTGAGGGGAGACAACGGGTTCAATATGATCCACTTGTACATCCCTAGCCACAAAGAAGCTATCACAACTAGCGCACTTGTAATGCTCAGCCAACCTTCCCGACCTCTTGTTAATAACCCTACCAATCGACGCTGCTTTTAAAGCCTTCCACTTAGGTGGGAAGCGCTTCATGTAGGCACGAAGGGCAGAGATTATAAACGCTCGGAACCTAGCCTCAGTCCACTCCCCGTCGTTATACTCTCTGTTGCTCATACTGGTATAACAACTGAGCGAAGCCCTCTATGAATCGCTCGTCATGGTCACGTTCACCCATCGTAAACATAATCGCATGGACAACCTCATGTAACAAGGTGACTTCTCGCTCTTGGCCTTTCAACTTATCATTTAACAAAATTGTACAGGTATCAGGTATAGAGGTTCCAAGGTCAGTCATGGCTGTCTCCACCACCTGCCATGTCATCCCCGCTAACTTAAATTCATTCTTCTTCATTCGGTGGCTCCCACATCTGGTTCGGTATCCGGCGTAGCCACAACAACCTTGCATTTTCCAAGACACGCTCTTCGCCCATCGCCTCCACACAACACTGGTATAACTGCATCTCTGTCGTGAAGTCTGCAAGCATCTTTGTTGCAGTTACCTCTCCCACACGGTGCATCCCCTTGATGTTGTCGGCAGAGTCCCCCATCAAAATTTGCTTGTAAAAGAAGCGCAAGCCTTCTTCTGGTGTCACATGCTTCTTCACCTTCTTTACAAAATTGTAGTGCCATCCCGGAACCTGCAAAAAGTCTTTGTCAATTGATGCGATGATGCAATCTTCACCCAGCTCTGTTGCTCGTACGGCAATGTCATCATCTGCCTCCTGCCCATCACTAACACTAGCATCCCATGAAACCTGTAAGTATTCCCGTAGGAGAGGAAGGTGCTTAGGTTTCGCTTTGTCCTTCCTGTTGCCCTTGTAGGGGGCTGTTACTGCTACGTCGAATCGGAAGTTCTGTTTACCAGTGAGGAATAACTCATGCTCCTCGCAGTCTAACAGATCAAACATCAACATATCTTCGAGATACACAGCCATCGTTTCGATAGCCGTGTTCTCATTTTCTTCCTCAGTAACAGCGCCTACTCGGTAGCATAGAATGTCGCTATCGATCAGCGCAATCATTTACAGCAGATCGTCTTCAGAGATAAGCTCACCCACTGGTTGCCCACCGTACTCAAGCATGTCTGTAATAACCAACCGCTTGAGGGCAGGAGAGACGCCCTTCTTCTTCTGGTATGCCCATGAGTATGTCCCCACAAGCGCGACACCCTTCGACCCGTTACCTACCTGTACATCAATCTGAGAACCCCCATCGTCAAACGCATAGATAGGACGGGTACTCTTGCAGGTAATGTACTTACCCTTACCATCCTTAAACTTAACCTCTAGGCCAATGTCCTGCAACGCCTCGGCTGCTTTGTCTGATAGGTTACACAAGTCCACTTGAAACTTGCCACTCATATCGTTAACCTTGTCAAGGTATGCCCACATAATGTCTGCTTTGATTTTTACTGCGTCTGTCATAATAATTCCTTAGTGTTTAGTTACTCTGCCTTCGTCGGCAATCTGATAAAATTCTGATGTGATAAAGGCTAGGAGGTCTAGCACTTCCATCTCATCCATGTTTTGGCTAAAGGTTAGGCTCACTGCACCCTCCTTCTCTGTAATAATGATCAGCGCTTCCGCATCCTTTAATACAGTATCCAAATCTACTTCTTCTTTCAATGCGTATCCTTCCAATTAAAACCTACATTGTAATCTCCTGTTAAAGGACAGCGGAGATTGTAGTGCTTTCCAGCCTCTGCAATTGCCTCTGCTGCCATCTTACCGACACGCTCTGCATCCTCTTGCGGGACTTCTATCTGCCACTCATCATGTACATTTGCACAGAATGAAGCGTTTATTATACCACACTTTAGCTTCTCATGCAATATAACCAACGCTTTTTTCATAACAATTGCACCTGCACCCTGCAACAAAGAGTTTAATGCTG